AAAGGAAATACCTTGCACCCGTGTTTCTCACTTAGTTGCGCTGCTTTCTCTTTTACTACTTCTTCAATGTTGTTTTGTTCGTTAGTCATAATAATTTTTTTGTAAAGTTAATCCTAAAAATGAAAAAAGAGACATAAATATGTCCCTTCTTTACTACTAACAAACAAAACAACCTATTTATGTTCTATTAAACCAATGATTAACGGAATTTCAACCATTATTTTCGTGTCCCCTTGTGCCACTGTAAAAGGGTCTTCCATAAATTCGCAAGCCCTCAAAACATCCAACACTGGCAACACTCTTGTGCCAGCAAAAGAAACTTGAATATCAAAGAAAGGAATATCCAATGGATCACGACTTGGGGCGGCTGCTATTATAGCATTCCACTCGTCACGATACAAAGTAATTTTACCTTCATACTCCTTATTGCCGTATCCTCTTTGGATAGGCTCTGTTCCCATACCATAATGGTTTTCTTTCTTCTGTTTGCGTTTGTATTCAATGTGAGTAATGCCGATAACTGGTACTCCGAAAAGAACTAACTTAACGTTCGCCCAACTATAACTCACTCCATTTATTAGTGGATTTGCCATAATATTTATTTAATTGCTGTTACAAAACCGATGTTTACTTGTATTGCTCTTGCTACTCCGATAGGCAACAACTGAACAGATATAACTAATTTTCCAGTGCTTAACACATTCTGATTAGTCGCAATCTGTACTTTTTGAGCAGACAATTCGTTATCCCTTATCATTTGAATAAGGTTAGTCTCTGCCAAACTTGTAAAGTAAGCGATTGTCGTATCTGTTAAAGTACCGTCAGCGTTCAAAGTCAAAGGACTATTCAATTGAGGAATAACGCTTGAATAAACGCCTCTGATGGCTTTGTCTATTGTTCTGTTGTTCTCAATGTAAGCGTAGTCGCTTGATACGCTAATACTGCAATGCCCGTCGTTTATGTAGCTACCACTTACGCCTGAATACTTGATAAGGAAAATGTATCTTTCATTGTCCAACGTATTAAGCAAACCTTGTGACTTCGTAGAAACTAAATCACCATTTGCAAAGCCGATAGTGTCCAACTCATAACCATTTGAAAGGTTAAAGTTTGCAATCCATCCGATGCTAGTAGAAACTGAAGACAAAGAAACCGCACCCAATACCGCACCTAAGCAGCTAATTGACTTTCCGTAAGTTTGATACAGATAAAGCCCTAAGCCTGCCGCATCTTGACCGATAACTACACTCACCTTGTTGTTATTGTATGTAGATAAATCAGGCAATGTTGATAAATCGCTTACCGCTGAGAAGTCAGCTGAATAGATAACAGATAGTGGCTTATGATTTGCATCGCAATTGGTTACTACTTCGGTTTGAATTGTAGTTGTATCGCCAACCGCCCAAGTATCTTCTTTCCATACTGCCAACTGCCTGATAGTACCATTTGCATAGTTTTGCATTGTGGTAATATCCACGAAAGTATAAGGCGAAGGCACTGCATAGAAACCAACGTATAAAGCCCCTTGTGGTGCTATTCTAAAGAACTCGGCAATGTGATAGTGATAATTAGCTAATTTACTAGCTACACCACCCGAAAAAGCCGAAGGCGTTGCAAAGGCAACTGTTCCAACTGTGGTAACCGCCAAAGCAACTTTAGTATTCAAATAGATACCCAGTCTTTTCGGTGCAGTAATTGTAAGCGTTGCTGTTGTGAAAGAGGCTGTATATCCGTGTGTTAGCGTTCCTGCATTGATAGCCGCCGCAACTGATGCCCCTAACAAAGCGATTGTAGTATCCCCTGCTGCCTTAGTGTAAGAGCATAGAGTAGCTACAACTCCGTTATTTTCTGTATTCTTGATTGTGATTGTATCCCCAGTTGCGCCAAGGGTAGATATAACTACTGTTGCAGTTGAAGAGGTCGCATCGCTGTAATCGCCTAGTATTCCCAATGCTTCTGCATCTTTAATACTAAACACTTGTTTAATTCTGCTAGAGGAGGAGAACCCTGAAGGTAATGTTGCCGTATAAAACAGCATACCTGAGATATAGTCTTGACCTTCTAATGGTCTGCCTAAACCTCCCTGCCCTTTTACGAAAACTATGTCGTTTAATGCCATTTTATTTTGTTTTTTTAGTTTTCTTTACCTCAATAGTTTCGGGTGTTTCAACAGCTTTCTCAAATTCTGCTCTTGTAACTACTTTACTATTAGCAACGGGGTAAGTGTGAACATCCCCGTTGCTTAGTACCCAAACCTTTGTTATATGAGGCAGTTCGAAAACGCCTGTTAAAAATTCGCTCATAGCTTAGTAAGTTGCTCTGCCAGTCTCTTGCCAACTAGCACCATCAAACACAAACTCTATATTCGCTTTTCTTCCTGTTGAAACTGCTATTGAACTTGAAGCATAAGTATAATTTGAACCCACAAATTTTAGCTTGTTTCCCGAAGTACCACCATTTATAGTTATCTTGATAACATCACCCAAGTAGCTGTTAGCAACGGATGGAAGTTTCAAAGAAAGACTATCTACTAAAGCTACCTTTACCAAAGTAAGGAAAGCGTTAGGGTTAAGTTTTACAGTGTCTGCACCTGCAACGTCTGTCGCACTTACATACTTCAACTGTAAATTCCTGAAAGTCAAATCATTGTTTGCACCTGTTCCAGTTCTTGGAGTGGTGTATTGTGCGTTTGTTACAACTGAAAACGCAAAAACAGTAATCAATGCTAAAAATAAATTCTTCATCTTATTTAAGTTTTAAAATAGGGGCTTTCGCCCCCTTTGTTAAATTATGCTGTTAATGTCGTGTAAAGTACGAACTGGTCAGGAAAACCTACTTGAGTATCCATCTTGAACAATCCTTTTACGAAGAACATTTCAGAGTTATTTTGCAATCTCATCAATTGAAGTTGGTTATCTTCAGTTGAGTTGATACCTAACCAAGTGTTACTATCAACATCAGGCTTTTGGATAGCAAGATAGAACGTGTTTTCAGGTAACCCTGCTACTGTTTCAATCTCATAACCTCTGAATTGGTCGTATGCTTTCTCGTCTGAACGAACGTTCTTAAAACTATCTGTTCTCAACGCTTCACCATATTTCAAGAAGTCAGCGTAAGAAACCACATATTTTAAACCGCCTTTACCGAACTTGCCTAACAAAGCCTTTGGAACTAAGTTAAGAGCAGCTGTAAACTGGTCACGAATGTTTGAAGTTGTTAATGCAACTGCATTCGGTACTTTTACAACTTGGTCTGTTGCTAAAGGTGCGCTTGAACTATCCAATAGTTTCTTGATGATACCATCAAAGTAGAAATAATCGCTTGCTCCTGCAACTTCACCCTTTGTTGTTGGGTCTACTGCTGCCCCGTCAGCATCGTAATCAATACGGCTTCTGTGGATAGCATTTTCAAAGAATTCATTCAAACGCTTCATTGTTTGGATCATCATAAAGTTCTCCGCTGTTGGAGGCAACTCACGACCTAACAATTTAGGTTGTAACAATTCAGCATAGAAGTGTTGCTCATAATCACGAGGGTTAAATTCGTAATAAAGCATCAAATCCTGCGGAACTAACGCCCTACCATCAACTGTAACGTTACCCTGAGAAATTGGGGTAGCTGCTCTTTTTTGCATAAAAGAACTAACTTCAATTCTTGGAATGGTCTTCTTTTTGCGGATACCATCCTCAACGTAGATACAACCCTTTTCGATTGTATCAGCACCAACTACCGCACGGGTAATCATATAACTTGCAGCAGGACCACTCCACGTGGTGTCTAAAATTTGTAAAGCTTCTGACATCTTATCTTATTTTACTTTTTATTAAATATTGTTTTTTACTCTTAACGATGCCATTGCACTTGCAACCACATTAGTCAAAGAAGCTTCGTTTGCCGTTCCTGCTGTATCAATTTTGTTAGATACTTTATTCAAAGGCAATGCTTCAATCATATTCTTAGCCTTATCAAAACCGATTGCTTTTGCTGTGTTTACCCAGTCAATTACCGCTTCGTTCTTGATACGACCTTGCTTAACATACTCGCTGAACATGTTCTTAGCTTTCTCGTCTTCTGCTTTTTCCTCTGCTTCCGCTTTGGCTTTAGCTTCTTCTTCAAGTTTAGCTTTCAACTCTTTCACTTTGCTTTCCATTTCATCACAAGAAGTCTTCATCTTGTTGTACTCGTCTTCCATTTTGGCAAGTTTGTCCTCTGCCGATGCTTTCTTGTTTTCGATTGCAGTGATAGCACTAAGGATGCTTTCCTCGTTTGCTTCTGCGTTTAAACCTAGCTTATTTGCTACTTTAATCATCTTGTTATTTTTAGATTTATTAAATAAAGAGTTTACGTATGCGTTACCTTGTGTCCACATTGCTTTAATATCGCCAGTGCTTCGTTTCTTGTTTTGTTCTGATGTTTCTTCTATGCTGTCACAGAAACCCGTTTCTAATGCTTCGGCGGCTGTAATCCAAGTAGTTTTAGCCATCATTTTAAGTACCGATGCTTCGCTGTTTCCTGTTCTCGTGGCAATCATTTTAGCGATTGATAATTTCATCTTCTCCAACTCTTGGCTGTCACTTCCTCCGTACGGATCGTGATACATAAGCAAAGAGTAGTCTGCCATAATTCTGTTGCGACCTGCTTGGAATATAACCGCCGAAATACTAGCCGCAATCCCTACACAATATGTGTCTACTTTTGTTTTGCTTTTAAGAATAGCGTTGTAAATGTTATACCCATCCATCACTATACCGCCCGGTGAATTAATCCAAACTTGTATTCGCTTCTTGCCTAATCCATCCAACGCTAATAACTCCTCCTGAAACAAAGAACCATCCACGCCCTGCCCTTCATTCTCATCGTATCCAATGTGCTTGTTAATAAGCATTATTGGCTCTTCCACAGTAGGGTCAATGCAGTAAATCATGTGTTAAAAGTAACAGCGTTATTTATAGGCTTATTTTTAGTGTGCCACTTATTTTTTTATGCCACCGCAATGCGAACGCAATGCCATCGCAATGCCACTTTAAAAATTGGCAATGCTATAAAGGAAAGGATATAAAGGAAATAAAGGAAAGTATATAAAGGAAAGTATATAAAGGAAAAGAAATAGGGCTTTTTTAGTAAATTAGAAAATGAATTATCTTTTTTTCTAGTAAAAAGTGCAGTTTACTTGACATATTTTGGCAGTTATGTCGGATATTTTCGGAATAAGATAGCTAAAAATTGCAATATTTATACCCTATTAGGTAAAAAATCAACTTATAGGTTTACTTTATACCTTATCGGGTAAGGTTATAGTTATACTTATTTCAGTTGTTTTTTTTTACTTGCTCATCTTCGAACCATTGTTTAATTAAGTCTTTCTTGCTTGTGGATGAAAGCCCCCCGACTGATGTGTCGTAAGCCACCGACATTGCTTTTTTAATGAAATCTAACAACGGCTGTGTAGGCTCGATGTTTAAGTCTTTTAATTTTTTTTCAACCTTAGTCATAATATTAAAATAAATGTGTGAAACGCCCTATTTGTCCCTGTGTCGGGTGATGAAGAAAACAATCTATTGCTTTAGGTGAATACTGGAAAGCGTTCCTTGCGTGCCAACTATCCGCACCGCTTGGGCTTCGCATACTTTCAACAGTAACACTCATATAATCCTTACTTTTTTTATGATGGATGTGGTGTGTGTAGTAGTAACGATGTTTGCACTTGTACCAATCTGCCCCTGCTTCGTGTGCCATTAATAAAGCTAAATCAGTTTCTTTTGCACCATCCCCGTGAGTGCTGCCGATAAGGTTTTGCCCGTAAACAAAATACTTCCTGTGAGCCATCCCTACATTGAATGTAATATTTTCGCATTTTGAAAACCACGCTTCCAATGTTTGCGCCAATAAAAAGCCCGTCATATAATCGTGATTAGACGGGTTGTAATCTACTTGTGTAGGTGCTATGGTTGCCAGTGTTTCTATTACCCAAATAATCAACTTTTTTGCAATCATGAAAGCATCGTACCACATAACTTGTGTGTCTTGCCTTGTGCCTGCTGTGGTTGTTCCTTGTGGGTTATCGGTGTGTAGGATGTCGTTACCAATAATTAATAATACTTTGTCTACATTGTAAAAGCGCACTTTATTTAATAGCGACATTATGCCTTCCTTTACCCTATTAACTGCTATTTCAATATTGTATTCGTCACCAGTTTCAAAAGCACTACATAGCTTATTTATGTGGATGTCTGCCGGGTCAATAACTAACAGGTGAGCGTCTTCGTATTTTGGATAAAGTATGTTAGGATATTTGGGTGCGTACTGCTTAACCTCATTAATTATTTCTTCTTTTAAATCTTCCCACGTTACTTGCTTATTAAAAAACAAACTAAAATGTTCGCCTTTGTACCATCCGTGTTTTACGCTGTCAAAAGGGATACCGCTATTTGTACACTCCTCTGATAATGCCGTATGTTTATTTTCTGGTTTCTGTCTATAATTTTCGGGTAGTGGTGGCAGTTTACCCTCTTTGCGAAGTTCACAAACTTTTGTTGTTATAAAGTTCTTAGTAGTCTTAAACCGCTCTGCAATACTATCGTAGCTTTCAGATTGATTTGCTAGATAATACTCCTTTATTTGTTGTGTTTTTGACTTAGCTTTTTCTTCGATGTTAGACATATTTTCTTTTTAGGTAACGTGTTAATTAACCTCAAAGGCTCAAACTTTATCGGAGGTGTGGGCATCACAAAAATATTTTTTTATCCTGAACTTGAAAGTATCTATCCCTGTCCTCACGAGGTAACCGTTGCACATAATCTTTTATGATAACATTAATGCACTCGCTTATCGCCATCTCATTGGTGTCAGCGAATGCCTTAATGAATACCTTGTTTTTAGGCTTTAGATACGCAACTATTCTCCTTTCGTGGGATATGCTCATAAGCTATTATTGATAACCAAATATTCTTACTTGATGGTTTGCATCATTTAAGCTACTATCATCAGAAACTGTATATCTAAATTGATTTGCTGTTTGTAAATACATTGCTCTTACTGAAATCCCCGCTTGGTCAAGCCCAACTCCATCTATAAAATAACTAGTATTTCCGACATTATGGTTAATTGTATAGTCTCCTGTTGAATTACGAGAAACGCTTGTAACAGTTGCAGTACCTCCTAGTTTGGTGGCTGTCGTACCGCCTGAATTGATATTGCCAACCCAAAGCAAACTCAAATTTGTTGGTTGAGAAACTGGAGTATAAATGCTAATGTTAGGATATGTTCCAGTGACAGTTATACCTCCAGAGCCTGCAATAGAAACAGGCACGTTTTGAAAAGGAGGTCTGTTGAAATAAATATAATCAGGAGCAGAACCCGAACCGCTTGTTCCTGCTGTAATTATAATTTTTCTAATGTTATGCACGTTAGCAACAGTACCGTCTGAAAACGTAACAGGGTCTGCATTTGTAGTGTATTGACTTGTAACAATATTAGATATTGCTGCCTGACCGCTTGTCTTTGTAAATACTGCCGCATCAACCGCAAAAACTTCGCCGTTAAAAAAAACAGCCCCTGCACTAATATTAAAGTTATTGCCGCTCCCGCTATTTACACACCCCCAAAGGATATAAGCAGTAGATGTATCATAACCGCTGCCTATCATTCCAATAACAGTGTTGGCAATTGTTTCTTTGTGTGCATCTTGCAAAAACTGCAATGTGCCTTTAATAATAGGCATCTGTGAGGTATCACTAATTGGGCTAATGTCTAAAATTTTCATAATTAAACGGGGTTTACTGTTGCTTTGCACCCAAAAGGCGCATATTTGTTAAAAAAAGAAAGTATTTCTGTCTCAATATTTGGGTTAGTGTCAATTAAATCACTCGGGTAATTTATAAAAACGTTCCCCGTTGGAAAATAATATGTCTGTCTGCCGCCTATGTAATTCCCTACCGTTGCCCCTGCATATAAATGAGAATTAGCATCTGTTTGCGCAACTAAAGAATAAATTGAAGCCGTTACATTATTAATGTAAATATCGCTAACACTTGGAGGCTGTCTGAAAGTTGTTCCGAACTTTAAATTCAAGGCATACTCTAAAACTATTTTTTGCCCGTTGAATAATATTCTTGTGTCCGTACCTATTGAAGTTGGTAAATAAACGCCCCAATTGCCGCTTGGCGGCGTATCTCCGTTGCTATCGATTAAACTAATATAAAGTATTCCGAAATAGTTTACTATATCCCCAGTGTTCCAACCGCCTATATCCGCCCATTGAGGGTAAGAGCCGCCCGTCTTGTAGTCAATTAGTATCTTGTTGTTCTGATACACCAAAGGCGAGATAAGCGATTGCACCCACCTAACTATTTTAGGCTGCCGCTTGTCGGGTGGCAACAACTCAATTACCTTGTTATTAAAATCAATTGTATATAAAGACATTATTGCGCAATAAAAGTTAATGTATCGTTGAACGTTTGCCCTGATGTTGTCTCTTGAATAATGTACCCGGCAACCGTTTTATATTGTCTATACAATACGGAGTTATTCAATACTATTTGAGTACCTGAGCCGAAATATTGAGCCGCCGACCTTGCACTCATATTGTTTATAACAATGTCTTTAACACCTGCCACCGACTTAACCGCATACTCAATGTCAGATACCTTTATATTGCCATCAACTGTGCTAAATGCCAACGACTGCAATAAATTGTTTATTGCCGCTACAACTTGGCTTTTTATAATATTTGCGTACTGCCCGTCAAAATATATTTGAGCCTGTAAATAAAGTAAATCAGGGTCAGAACTAACAACGTTATATTGTATGCCCGTTATGCCAATAGTCAAAAAATAATTGTTAATAGATGCTAATTCTAAATTACTAAGTTTTACAAATGGATTGCCTTTTGCGACCTTCATAGTCACATAACTAACAGAGGTGCTTTCTATCGTACACGCTGTTATAATTCTCAACGCTGCATCTACAATCGGATAAGCAGGAACGCCGTTAATCAGTTGAATAATTTGAGGGTTTGTTGCGCTATATTGGAACTCATAAACCTTTTTTTGCAGCCACAAAATACTACCCGAATAAGATTGCGCTATGATGCTTTCGTTATCGGATATAAAAACATCTAGTATCTGCTCAAATATGGCTATGCAAGCCGCAATTACAAATGTCCACAAGTTCCATATAGCTCTTTTGCTTTGGCTGTTCAACGCCGCTAACTCAGGCTGTGCGTTCTTTGTTGCGATAATCTGCTGCTGTATGTCGTTTACTGTCCTTGCCATATTATAAATGTGAAACGTTTATTTGCAGACCGGTTGGAGGAGTAGTCGTTTGGTAAACTATCCCCCCCGTTGTGTCTATGAATGATGTTGTAAAAGTAATAATGTAATGATAGACGTTTGTGTGTTGGTAGTCCTGCTCTTCTTCTATTTTCATCAGCCTGTTGCATCCAGTTGGCTCAAAGTAAGTCAATGAAGCGACAACGCTATCCCTCAATGCAAAGATGGATGTGTTTTGCTCTAACGTGCCATCCATTGCGTCATATTCAACCTGCCCTAAATGTATTCTGAATTTTACATCGCTTTCGGTGTATCCTGCTGCTAACTGGCTGTGGTCTTGTGGAACTACCACCTCAACAAAAGAACAAGGAAAAGGAAAACTTTCAATTTTCTGTTCCTCCATGTATTTAAGCTGATTGTTCCATATACGGCAGAAGCCAACTAGCCTTTCTAGTCTGCTTGTGATGTCCGATATTGCGTTGTTTATCCCTGCCATTACTTAAATATCTTGTTTACTTCTTTGCTAATCCTGTCCAACTGCTGCCTTCCTAGTTCCTCTGTATGTCCTACAAACTTACGCATAGGCATTTTATCCGTTCCGTAGTTGTGATAGCCGCCATAAGGGTTATTCACATACAATTCTATCCTATTCCAACTAACTACCCTCAATGAATTAATCAAGTCTTGTCTTAATCTTCCTGTGTTTACTAACAACGCTTTGCCCGTGTCCTTTTTTCTTGCCGCCCATCCAACGCCGTTAAATTGTTGAGCATTAAAGTTTCTTTGAACAAAATAATTCTTAGTCAAGTTACCAACAATCAAAGGTAAATTAACCTTCTCTTGCTCAAACTTCCTGATAACATCCTTAAAATTAAAGTCTTCTAGTAGCATATTAATTAGCCCATAATTCAACAACTAATGGAGTGCTTTGGCTGTCTGTTCCTTTCTCAATATAGACGCCATCAAACTCAATACCCTCATCCTCGTTTAATTCCCTTTTAATATTTTTCTCAGTCCACAACCTAAACTGACCGTAAAGCCTTGGCACTAAATGGATTGCCTTAACTGGAATATAATTGCGCCTGTTCACGTATATTGTATTGGCGCACATATCCACCGCCTGAACTCCCGTAGCTTTAAATGTTTTCCAATCTATCATTATTCTAAAGTTAGTAGGTACTTAGTGTGATTGCATAGACTTTTAATATCCGCCAATATATTCAAAAGGTCTGTGCATTTAATGTCTATCTGTTTCTCAATCTGTTCCACCTCCGAGTAAGCCTGTTCAACTAACGTATTAGCATCGGTTACAATACGCAACTCCGAAAGCCCTGCAAACTCAATCCGCCCGTACTTGCCTTGATAAGTCTCTACAAATGTATCCAACAAATCTGTTAGTCCTTCATAAAATTTACCTAACGCCTTGTGCTTGGCATATATCGTGGTGTTCCAGTGTGCCAAATGTGCTTTGTCTCTAATCTCAATCAGAGAAATAATGTTATTGTTTATCATTCAAAATCAGGTATGGGTAAGTTAAAATTGTTTTTCGCTAATTCTTTATCTTCTCTTGGCACTGTAAAATAAGGGTGACTGTCGCTATAAATTACCCTATCCTTGCCTACATTCATCCTAAAAGCGTCTGTCATTTCTTCGTTAGCGTGCTCAACTGCTTTGCTTACCTCTTCATCGCTGCTTACTTTGTCCTTGTCTTCTTTATCCAACTGCAAAACGCTACTCCTGCAATTGAAGTGGTTAGGGGGGTAGTATGTGTTCCAAAAGGGATCATCTACTGGCAAACATACCCCGTCTAATGGTGCGCATATATCAGTGGTCACGCTATCCTCCACAACAGTCATTAACAAGTAAGGCAGCGTTTTCCGTTGTTCTTGTATCTGTCCCCATCTAACACCCATCTCCGCACTCTGCACCGCCGTTCTGTATTCAGTCCCTGCATATTCATCCGTTGAATTATATCTGTCGTAAACATCCCTCGCCTCTTTTATCCATTCACGGTAAGGCTTGATATTGTCCTCATCATCATACATCAGGTCTTGTAACTCCCTTGTCTGCGTGTAGGTTTTAGCAGCCGAAAACATATAAACGTTTTCTCTCAATTCATTAACTAAGTCAATATTCTTTGCCCCAAACTTTCCGTATGCCTCCGCTGCCCCTTCTAACACCCCCTTTTCCAAATACTTAGCGATACTAAAATACAAGTCTTCAGGCAGATTTTCCACATCTATATCGCCCGAAAATATCCCTTGTAAAATTTCAGCTATCCTTTTATTGTTAAGCATACAACTTTTCTAGTTTGTTCTTAATCTTGTTGCTAAATCCAACTGGTGGCGCAATAGCTATCTTCTTAGTCGGTATGCCCGTTCTTTCTTCAAAGTATTTCGCATCCATCTCCAATCCTGCATTTTTCATTGATACCGCTAAGTCAGCCGTTGCCTTGTTATTGGCATCCTCTTGAACTCGTTTCTCAATCAAATCCTGATTGTTGCTAAAACAGAACTTAAACCCCTCAGGAAAATTCATTCCCAAATTCTTCAACTTAGGTATAAGCGTGTCGTTTACAATATCCTCCAAGAAAGCCGCATCCACAGAGGCAGTATCGTTTAACGCTTGAACGGCAGGACTATTTGCACTATCGTTGCCCAACTTCCCTGCTGTGCTATCCAAGGCGTCAGCGTGACCTAAAATGATTTTAGATATTTTACTTTCGCAACGCTTTTCTAAACTTTCATAAATCTTATATCCTTGTCCGCTGCTCTTGCTGTCAATCAATTCAACCTCATCCATTAGGTCGGTAAGGATATACCCTGCACTTCCCATATTAGCCAATGCCTTCTCAAACTCCCCTCTTTCTTCCTCGTTCGTCTTTGAAGTCCTTCCCTTTCTTATCGGCATTCCGTACAACTCGGCACTATCAGCATTCCATCCTATAACGTTGCGGCATATTATTTCATAAACAGCCACATAATAAAGAAGCCCGTATCCTATCTTACTAATCCCCACATCAGTCTGTGTCGGAACCCATACGTGCCAATCCACATACGGGTCTTCTAAGAAGTGCGCACCGCTCAAAGCGTAAACGTAAGAAGTCACGTTAAGCCTGTCAGGGGATATGTTGAACCTTCTTATAATTGTGATGTCTTTGAACTGGTCTTCCACAATATCGCCCAACGCTATCAATGAATAGCCGAAAAACTTTGCCTCCAAAGCATACTCTAGGAACTGCGCAAACCATTTTTTGTCAAGCAATGCCTTTGCTTCTTCGCTTTCTTCCTCCTTGTCGTTTTTAAAGCACCAATCTTTGAGCAAAGTCAAATCCTTTCTTCGCTTAAGACAAGCGTAAACGTGACCGTTCAGAATAGTATCGTTGTACATCCTCTGCATCCGTACCCTGTGTGGATACCACGCTTGTTCTGCTTCTTTTACGGCATCACGCCACATACTTACATCGTGGCGAATACGTTGAAGCTGTACCGGTGTGATGTACCCCCGAAGGTTTTTTTCTACTTTTTCAACGCTTCTCCACTCTGCACCGACCTCCGAAAGCGGATTGTCAGGCGTGGGAAACAAATAATTCTTTATTTTTTGTAGTGCAGTTGCCATAATTAATAAGAGTTGATATTTCTAACTTGTCCGCCGTAACGTATCCTTCCACCCTGTGCAGGTTGCAACACTGGCAGTGCAGGGGTAATCTCTCCCTTGGATGCCATCTTTAGCCATTCAATAGCTGATTGATACCTTAATATTCTTAACTCTGGAATGTTGCGTGGTGCTATCCTTGCGTGTAGATGATACAAAGTTATGTCTGTAAAATACATAACCATTTGTTGGTCACGATTGTCAAACGCCTGCCAATAGTTTACATTGGTTGTATTGATGCCCGAAAAAGAATAATCAGAGATATACTGCCAATGCGTTGAGCCGTTTACTTTGTCGTTAGGGAATACGTTTG